GGGAAGTCTGGCCGGAAGGCAGATCACCACCGCAAACACAGGCTGACACAGTCAAAGCCTTGCAGGTGGAACACCACATCACCGGATCACACTCAGGAAGAGAAGGAGGAGATGGGTACTTCTCCTCTTCCACGAGCGGCTCAGCCTCAGCACGTACATCCTCAACCATACCGTCAGCGATAGCTGCGGCACGAAATTTGGTCATGGTGCAAATACTGGGCAATGTCTTCACAGATGTAAGGAGTTTCTTGTACTCCTCCTCATCAGCACGGGTCAAACCCCAAACGATCTCAACCATTTCATAGGTCTGATCATTGGCCTCAAAAGTTTTGGAAGCGTGTGCATTGTGAAGCTTCTGGCGGGCTAAGTCCTTGGAGACAACCTCCTTTCCCGAGAACTGTTGTGTTAACTCGAGAGTTCTCTTCCACATTGGGCCGAGAAAAGGAACAAACCAGCAGTCCTGTCGCTTACCGATAGCATCAGCACGTAACAATTGTTCAACGGCGACATTAGCAGGAGGATTCACGTAATATCCTGACTTGGCAAGACCACGGCCCACACCAGGGGCAAGCACACACCCACCCTCAACAGGATAGAAGTGTGCAGAGCAAAAGGATGCATGGTAACGAGCATTGGGACCAACATGAAGTTTAGGTTCCAATTCAAGACCAAGCCTGCGGAGCAAGTCCACAAGCGCCTTGGCATCAGGGCCCAAACTAGCCAAAAATGCTTCAGGTGCAACCAAAAGGTTGTCATCTCCGAGCGCGAGCATCGCAAGATGATACATTTCGCACAACTGCACGTATGACGGCAGTACCCCATCGTTGAGGGTAGCATGGTGATATGCTAAGCAAAACATAATGGCCAGGCCCTGGATAAGAGTATTACCGCAGGACGTGTTGTGGTCACCTGAGTGACGACCGCCATCAACCTTGTACTTGTTTTTCCACTTGTCCATTCCCTTGGTGTTTATGCACTGCATGAAAGCTGCAAATTCACGGGGGGAGCACCCGAGCCAAAGATAAATCTCGGCCTCGAGCTCAAGGAAGAAGCGGTGGATAGTCGAATCGAAGCGGGCAAAGTCTCCTTCTAAGATTGAGTAACCAGGACAATTTTCAAGTGACTGTTCAAAGGCACGGCCAATGTCTTCCGCTGAAGCACCGGACGTGTACATCAACCCCTTGGCGGAGGCCACGCTCCAGACACGCTTGAGTGCCCCAGAGAATGACTTACAGAACCGCCCAGTCACCACGTTGTGGATGTCAGACCCAGCCTGGATACCCCGCGGTGCCAGTTTGGCGACTCCATCTTCGGTGGATTTTGACAAAGACTCAATCTTGGTGAACAGCTTTCGGTTGTGGATACGATCCACAAGGACGCTGTCATCGCACGCCACCTGATGCAGGGCGCGTTTGTGTTCCTCGCGTTTCCCTGCCACATAGACAACATTCCAGTCATCAAATGACATACGCTTCACACAGCCAGGATAGAGACCCAACTCAGGCAAATTCTGTTTCACCCAACGTCGGAATTTTGTGAACAACTCCCCGTCAACCTCCATGCGCCCGTAGGGACCGCACTTTACGATTCTCTCGTGGATGGTTGAAATGGCAGAATGGGAAGTATTCGAGGCGACCACAGGAATAGCAACATCAGTTATGATACCCGCAGGCATGAGAGGCATAAGCTCGTCCCATCTGAGAGGCCGTGGTTCCCGTAAGATGCCACGTTTGACTTGTTCCGCAATCAACGACGCACCAGCGCTGGCGTTACCAGGTCTGACAACAGGTGCATCAGTCGCTTCCTTTGAAGCCATCGGGTCACGTATTTCAACGCTGGCCGAAGGATCCATTGGCATTTTCATCAATTCTTCCACAGTTTTGACAGGATCCGTAGCAGGAAGCTGAGTTCCTCTAAGCAGAGGAATGACAGCAGTGCGGGGACCATTGGAAGAACGATTCGCTCGGTAGCCCTGAAATTCATCGGACTTTCCGAACTTGGAGGCGCAGGCGGCAGCGCACATGGTGGCGATACCCCCTGCAGCAAGCGCTACACCGGTAACTGGACCAAGTGCAACACCAGCAGCGTGGACGGCTACACCAACGGCAGTCGACAACACACCTGTTGCTGTAACAGCAGCAACAACCTCCTCAAAAGTCCAGACCCACTTGTACTTGCGATTGATAGCATTCTCGTGCTTCTCAATTACGCCACGGACAGGTTTAAGTAATCCGTGTAAGATTCCAGTCTCAAAGTGCAAGTCTTGGATGAAGGCGAGCGAAGCTACAGCGAACAAACAAGAGGACAACAGATGCGGTGGGATGTTGTAGGCAGAAGCTTTGAACTTTGCCCAAGCAACGAGGTTCCTGAAGTTATCAGGAGACCGAACTTGCCCAGCCACACGCACCGCACATTCCGAGACGAAACCCTTTGGGCACATGATGTTGACGCGTTCAGAAGTCTTGTACACGAAAACAAAGGTGCCCCAGGAGTACACACGTACGTCAGGGACAGAAAGGCAGTCACCACCGACCGCCGTCTTCGCCTTCTCATTCAAGGCGCTCATGCTAACAGGCCCAAAGTGGTTGGGGTCGAGCAGAGCTGAAGAGAATGACACCTCCAGTGGTTTGGAAGGGGTCATAATCATGGGTGTGAAATGAAACACATACACCGCATGATAAGGAAAAGAAGTCAATTTGGACCAACACAAAGTACCGATGCGAACACCATCTTTAAGTACCTCAGCGCAATTCTGGCGCATCCAAGCAAGATTCGAATGAACATAAGCATGACTGTTACCGGCGACACTCATAGAAACGGTATCGTCGGCAAGTTGCTGATAGTTCGCTTCACCCTCGGCAAAGCTCCCATATGCGTCTGGGAATTCATGACAAACTGCCACCATCGAACGTGATAAAGCCTTCATGCACATCTTGGAGATGTCCTCAACCTGCAGGTAATACAGGGAGTCAACAGAAAGGTAAATTCCTACGTCGGAAACACAGGTGCAATCCTGAGCAATGTGCTTGCACGAGTTCTTGTGACCTTGATGGTTGAGGGAGCGCAACACATCAGCAGAGTCCAGAATTGGGTTGCAAGAATGGATAGGATTCGACTTCTTTGAAGTACGTCCTTTTCGCACATGGCGATCCATATTGCCTCCCACATCTACAATCGTACCCTGGACAGCGGATTTCTCCATCAATGTCAGACAATAATCGTAGGCATGAGCCTCAGCCATTTCCCGCTCCATATTCAAAATGGGATGGCTGTGCAATATCACTTCTCCCTGAGTCTTGGGAACAAATTGCACATGAGGATAAACACGCTTGAGAGTTCGCTGCGTGGACTCGGAAAGAAAGAGACCTGTTTCAAAGCGCTGCAAACGCTGAAAGTAGGCTCCAACTTTCGTTGAATAACCAGTACCTGACTGGACTTGCAGAAGAAGGTTCTCCTCGTGACGAGCCTTGGACTTGGCTTCGAGGACATCTTCAGCTTGTTTTAACCGGTTTTCTTCGGGTGACAACTTCTTCGGCTCAGGGACCGAAGGGGGGACTTCCTCCTCCTTGCTAGGCTTCTTTCCAGCCTTACTCTTGTCACTTGCGGGAGCAGGGGCAACTGCTCCAGCCACCTTTGGTTTCGGTGACAATCCAGTAGCATGGTTTCCCATGCAACCTTCCCCGCGCTCACATTTGCCGTAAGCCCACCAAGCGGAGCAAACGCCAGCAGGTTTGGTTTCC